ATTGATGCTCCTGAACTTGGTAGTTGTTACGCCAACCAATCTACGAATTTATTGAAGCGGTTGACATACCGTGATGATTTGTGGATAGCGGTTGGTGATGAACCCCGTGATGATTACGGGAGGCTACTCGCTTATGTATTTCACGAAGATGGTACGTTCGTGAATTTGGAAATGGCGAAAGCCGGTGCAGCAGAATCAATGCCGATATCGCCAAATATTGAATATCAAAATCTTATTGGAGAAGCTAGAGATGAAGCTGCCATTGCGAAACGTGGTGGTTGGTCTAGTTGTTAGAAAGGAAAATCAATGTCAAAAAGCGCACTTAACAATTCTCAGTGGAAAACAATTCCGCTAAATCGTCTTGGTTCACAGGCACAAGTTGACCGGTGGAACAAGATGGTACGAGCCTATGCAGTCGAACGTCGGCAGCAATGGAAACCAAAAGGAAAGAAATAACAATGGAAAATGCAACTATCACAATATGTGGTAACTACGGGAAGGACCCTGAACTGCGCTACGGTTCAGCATCAGGTAAGCCGTTCCTTAACATGCCAGTAGCAGTATCTTCGGGAACTAAAGAAAACCCTAAGACTAGCTGGTTTGATGTGAAGTTCTTTGAGGAGCAAGCCACTCAGATGGCAGAGCTTCCAAAGGGAACTCGTGTAATTGTCAAAGGACACTTGCGCCAAGACGTATACGAAGATGCTGAAGGTACTACCCAGTACCGCACTGTCGTATATGCCGAAGAAGCCGGACTCAGCCTACGCTGGACACCGGGCAAAGCTAATTAACGGACTGACGGGGTACGCCCAAATGCGATATCCCGGTTCGAGATCCCGAGATTAGCTCATAGGGAGTCGGGGGGTGAAAGCCCCTCGGCTCCTGCTTAAATTGGTATCCTACGAAAAAAGAAACATTCCATAATTCAAACTTTTAAATCATTACATAATTCAAAAAAAAGGGAGAGAATAATGACAGTAAGAAAGTTAGTTAGCGCTGAAGCGATTCTGAATTATATTCAGGGTCGGCTTTGGGAGTTACAAAACAGTAAGTCAATCGGTCACGAAGCTGAACCGGAACTTGCTGATCTGATTTTGCGTATCGAACATGATCTTGATGAGATGATGGAAGAGATGTATGCGGAGTCGCAGGAACGTGCTCGACAGATTGAGATTCGCTTGGAAGATGCTTACGGTAACGCAGATAAGTTGGGTGATGTGATTGCTGGAACCAGTACGTTCTGATGGCTGCTATCTGTAAGGGAAAGCCGTCGGCTAATTGGTACGGTAATGGTTGTCGGTGCGCTGATTGTCGTGAGGCTTGGCGGTTGCATTCGGCGGCGTTGCGTGAGGCTAAACGTAAGAAGCCAGAGGTTTCTAAGAAGAAGCCGTCTGGTGGTCGGGATAAACCTGTTGTGTTTGCTGATGCGTTTACTCGTGAGGAGATTCTGCGTGCGAGAGGGATGTGATGAATCTTTGGTTGGTTATCTGGTCGATACTTGATTTCGCTGCGATCAACCATGAGCCACCTAATCCTGAAGTTGCACCGATTGTGTGTGAATACTTTGCGGATGATTGTGTGGATGCGTTGGGGATTGCGTGGTGTGAGTCGTTACATAATCCACGGGCTTATAACGGTGCGGATCATGGCTTGTTTCAGATTAATAAATACTTTTGGTATGAAGTCTTTAAAGATAAGTGGGCTGACAGGTTTGATGTTGAACAGTCCACTCGCTTTGCGTTCTACATTGTGGAACATACGGAGTTGAAGTGGAGACTTTGGACGTGTGGTCGCTATTAAAAAGGAGAAATAATAATGGAAGTAACTGAAAAACAATTAGATAATGCTATCGAAGGAATAACAGAAGCTATCTGTACTGTTGCATATGCAGTATTAGATAAAGAAGATGCTGAAATGTTTCTGGATGAACTCGATAAATTCTTTGGTGAGTTAAATCGTTTAGCAGAGAAGGGTGTAACGGCCCGTGAACTTTCTGTATTAGCAAAAGAACGTGATCTTTCGGAGGCTTAATCCCGCATAAATCCAGCCTCGAAGGAGGTTTTAGATTTATTGTTGGTATAATATTTCCTGAAAGGTCATAAGAAAGGGAGAGGGGATGTCTGTCACTCGCTAGCTGGCGGTCCCCTCTCCTGAAGATCTCATAATGAAAGGGAAACCATGAGAAAAATAACAGTTAATACAACTGTTGAGAATGATGTATGCGAGGAATCTCGTGAATACACATTCAAAAATGCACGTTATATCGGAGCGAATATCTACTTGCATCCCGATAAACAAGGAGCCGTTTGGGCACACTCGTTTTCGGATGGAACGTGGTCAATCTCTCTTCACAATGTGCAGATACATGACATATCGGATGCAGAAATGGTCCGTTTGTTAGAGAAAATAAATTCAGAATCAACAAAGGAGGAAAATGTCACATCGGATGACAGCGCTTGATGCTCAACATGCTTTGTACGCAAAGACACCTTGGCATCGGCTAGGCAATGTCGGACCTATCGACTGGGAGAAAGCTCGTGATGCTTTCGACTGGTGTGAGGTCGAGAAAGCCCCTGTCTACATTGAACATCTTGGTGATAAACACATGCTGTTGGATAGAAACGTCTTAAAGATGGTGAACTATCCATTCGCATACGCTGAGATCAGTGACCGTTACCAACCAGTTCAACATCGCTTTATGGCTGATGACTTGACTGGTTTGCTTATCGACACTGGACTTGTAGAGAATATTGAATCAGTTGGCACTTACGATAATGGTGCTGTTGGTTATGTATCTCTGAAGTTCAAAGACGACATCGTAATTCCGGGTTGGTCGAAGGTTGAGTCGATGTTTAACATCGGCAATGGACATGACCGTAAGGTGCCCTTGGTAGCTACTCAATCTGCAACTGCGGTTGTTTGTGCGAATACTTTCAAGTGGAACATCTTGGATAAGGATGCTGTCTTTAAGTTCAAGAAGATGGGTGACCCGCAAGGGTTAATGCATGAAGCTGTTCAGGCTTTGTGTGATGGCTATGAACGTAACGTCGAATATGCCAAGCAGATAGAACGCATGGCTAACGAAGAGTACGTTGATGAACAGTGGGATCAGTTGGTTGTTCAACTGATTGGTACTGGTCCTGATGAGCCGTGGTGGAAAACCAGTAAGCAATCCCATCAAGGCTATTACAATCAGCTAACTCGGTATAGAAACACGAAGGCTGATTTGAATGCACGGTTCCGTCGTGATGAGGATATAGCTGGAGTGCGTCACACTAAGTGGGGTGCGTTGATGGCTGTCCAAGCGTGGGAACAGAAAGATAAAACAGTTAAGGGTGTAAAGAGCAACCTTGAACGTACACGTAGGCATCAAGCCAATGTGATGTTCGGGAAGCTACCTGTGACTGAGAAAGCTGCCAAGATTCTGGTAGCTAACTAAACCTGAGGGAGGACGTGCTCGTACGGGTAACCAGAGCGAGGCGTTGTGTGATTGTTGGCCTTTCATGCGTCCTCCCTCTTCAGATCTCATTAATAAAGGAGAAAACAAATGAGTATAGAAGCAACAGTAGAAATAGATACACGAGAACTTGCTAATGACGGCACGTTCTGTGACATCGTTAGTGACATCTGCGCTGATGTAATGCGAACCAGTGGTGACGTTGAATCCATTGTCGCTGACACATTGAGCAATGACATCGGTTACTACATAGAACAACACATGGAAGACGGGTTTGACTTTAGATCAGTGGTAGACCCTGATGATGATGCGTTCATTAATGCTGTAGCTAAGGCCTTGTACAACATGGCTCGTAGCTATGTCGGAGTTTGAAGGACGGCAGCAGCGTGATATTGGGATGGCGCGGGTAGCTACGGCTGCTCGCCCATCCCAAAAGGCTGCTGCTAAACATGCAATAGCTAAGGTTTGTCGTACTACTCCGCCATCTGAAACGTGGACTACTGATGAAGTTCATGTGATGTTGGAATGTATGAATGTGAAGTTAGATAATGCTCGGTTGCTTGGTCCGTTGATGAAGCAGGCACAGAAGGCTGGTTTGATTGAGCCTGTTGTGTGTGATGGATGTAATAGACAAGAGACTCGGTTATCTAAAAGAAAGAAACGTCATGCTGGTCCGCAATATTTGTGGCGCACGACTGCTGAATATTATTACGAAAGTAGGAAAGATTAATGGCTGAAGTGTTAAAGAACCATGTCTTTAGTAAACGTGGAAACGTAGAAGGTTATCCATATGACCAATGGTTGGATGGACAAGTCTGGAAACTAATTAAAGATATTGATTTTAACTGCAACGTACAAAGCATGAGAGTTAATTTGTTCAACGCAGCACGGGGCAGAAAGATAAAGATCAAGACAAATATTGGCTCTGACTATTTAATTGTTCAAAGGAAAGATTGATGGAATACTTCTCGATTGACCCACCCGACGACCCGTATGCAGATTTGAGTGAAGAAGAATATGAAGAAATGCTCAAAGCTAGAGAGATTGCTGAATCGGATTATTGGGATCGCCGCATTGATGAGGCCCGAGGGAACTGATAGACTGCACGTAGAAAGGGAAAACGATGCAATACGAAACGGGTCCAGCGGAGCTAGCTCTTGTTGAGCATATAAAGCACCCGCCGAATAAACCAACCGCTGATGGTTCGTTCTTACGAATATCTAATATCACGACGTGTGATAGGAAACAGGTGTTCGATGGGATGGGGGTGCCTCGTATAGAGGCTGGCCCTAATGCTGTGAATGGGTTTGTTGCCAAGGAGATTGGTAACACTATGCACGAGCATGTCCAAGCAGCGTTTAAGGAAAAGGTATCTAACTTCGAGTGTGAAGTTGAGGTCAGTATCTCTAATTGTTTAACGTCTGGTCACGCTGATGGTGTTTATCAAGCGTCGCATGACATACCTAGCAGAAGAGAAGGCACTGTTTTAGAAATAAAAACAATGCGTAATTATGGGTTTAGGAAAGCCCGTAATGAGGGGCCAAAAGAAGAGCACTTGTTTCAGGCTTGTGCATACGCAATAGCTACTGGCTCAACAAAAATACATCTGGTTTACATATGTACTGATGCTACGCCTAGCCGTTGGAAAGATAGTGCTCGTGCTGGCGACATGGTTGAGTGGTTATATGACATCCACGATCCATTCGATGAAAGTGGTACGTCTATTTCGGTAGCTACTACATATTTCTTAGAAGCTCACGCTCGAATGGCACTTAATTATCTTGAAACTGGTGTCATCCCTGAAGGGTTGAGGTCGTGGTGGGATGCAGAGATCCCTTGGGAATGTAACTATTGCCCTTACTACGACATCTGTGAACAGCACGGTGACATAGACATTCTTGATGTAATTGATCTTGTGATAAAGGAGACTGATGAGTCAGTTAAGTAAATTAGCAACACCATTCTCGGACAGGTTTATCGAAACCAAACCGGGAAAATTTGCCGCAGCATATGTACCGCACGGTATCGTGTCGCAATTCCTACTAGGGATTGTGGGTCCATATGATTTTGCTATTGATACTCTTGTTAGGGATGCTGATGGTACTCTCACTGGTTGCCTCTGCACTCTTACTGTTGAGATTGATGGACGAACTACCTCGATTCAAGAGGTTGGTGAGTGCGAAAATCCGAACAATTGGAAAACAGATGGAGCACGATTAAAGGCTTGTGCTTCTGACGGTATTAAAAGATGTGCGATGAGGTTGGGTCTTGGCCTGCATCTCTGGCATAAACATGACGGGAACTATGTTCTCGCAGATATTCTCGAAAAGAGAGAGGAAGAAAGTAATGAGTAATATATCTATCGCCGGTAATGTCGGCTCGGACTTGACGTTGCGTTACTCCCAAGCGGGTAATGCTTTTGTCACTGTTCCTGTGGCTGTCACGACTGGACGTGATGATACAAAAGAAACCCACTGGTTCGATGTGAAATGCTTTGGCGATTTAGCTGAACGTATCTCCGAAGTACCAAAGGGTGCCCGTGTCATGTTCATCGGACGTATGAAACAAGACAACTGGGAAAGTAAAGAAGGGGAAAAGCGCAGCAAACTTTGCCTGTACGCAGACGAAGGTGGCCCCTCATATCGCTGGCATCCGAAGGGTGGCTCTGGTGATAGAGTAGCTAAACAAGCTGTTGAAACTGTTCAAGCAGCCTTTGACCCGGACGAGGAACCTTTCTAATGGAAGAAGAACATAGTGTGATTGTGCCGGTGTTGAGTGAAAACCTCACCATCATGTCATTTGTTATTCCGAAGGACTTCGCTATGGAAGTAGAGATGCACGCATCTAGGCTGATAGACGCCTTTGATCGTCACCCTGCTGGTAGCGGTATGGACCCGAATAACAAGATGATGCAAGCACTATCGTTTATGTTTCAATCAGCATTAGAAACCTATATGGAAATGACCGAAGGCGACATAGATCATCCGCCGGAGATCACTGACTTTGAGTAAATCTAAACAGAAGGGGACAGCTTGGGAAACCGAATGCGTTCGGTATCTCGAAAGCTATACGAAGCATGAGTTCATGCGTCTACCCCTTGTGGGAACTAAAGATGTGGGGGACATCCGGTGTCACGACCTACCTGAATTTGTATTTGAATGCAAAAACAGGAAGGATGCCCTCTCATCTTTATCCCAAATAATGAAAGAAACTGAACAAGAAAGAATAAATGCAGAGGCTGACTTCGCTGCCGCTATAGTGAAGCGCCGGAACTTCGGTACCGGTGGAGCTTATGTAGTAATGGAACTACACAATTTCGCACAACTCATTAAGGAGAGAATAGATGGGCGATCTAATCAAGTTACGGGCACCACAAGCCCCAGCTTTTACTGACATCACTCAAATGTTAAACCAGTGGTGGAAGGACCAAGACAAAAAACCATTGGCGAAACCAGTCAAGATAAGACACGTAGTCGAGATGGCGCATCGTGCAGGCTGGTCCCTAGAGGAATGCTACGACGCTTTGAATCTTACGTGGGGCTTTAGCGAAGCAGCGTTTGAAACAGCTTTACGAAGAGTTAGGGAAGAGCAGGAGGAAATGCAGAGACAAGCGACTAACATTGCTTCCATCTCAGCAACTACTGAAGCGCTACAATTAGCAAAGGAAGAGTCGTTATCTATAAAAGAAAACGCTCAAAGAATGAGAAAGTTAAAGGAAGCATATAGAACTCGGGGCTAGCCGGTAGGTTTCCGGTGACGGGATGTTGGGGGTGTTTACTCTCCTTTCTACCCCAGCATCCCGCCCTAATTCTCACCTAGCGTGGTAAAATGAAGGGGACATCGTGATTGGAGAACAGCGATGGATATATCAGTCGAAGAAATGCCTGCCCGGATTGTCGGTGGACCGACAGTTGAAGGATATGCAGTCATATGTGACCGAGCTATTCGAGAATGGGTGCTCAATAAAGATGAAGCCCATCGTATAGCTGAACAAATTAAAAAGGATTCACAAAATCCTGAAGATTACTAATGTTTGTGGACGATCTCGGTCATATCCGTTGGGAGAAAACCGACTTTAAGAAGCATGGGACGTTAGCTAAGTACCTTATTGGTGAGTGTCGTTGTAAGAAATGCAAGAAACGCATTCTTCAACCAGACGCAGAGCATCCCTTGCGCCCTAGATATAACTTTGATTAAACAACCTCGACACGATCACCCGGTAAAGCCAGTCTCTCTCTGCAATAAGAGCGACAACGGGTGCATTGAAGAGTCTGGTACTCCATCGTCCGAGTTCTTCTCTTACCCCGCTTTTGCAGCTTATTGCTGCCGCAGGTGGGACACGCATACGACGTTCCGTCGATCACGTTTTTATTGGGATGATTTGTAGCCCACGGTCGTAATCGTTCATAGACATCGACAAGTAAATCGACATCTTGTTTCGCGTATTTCTTCATTAGCTTCCACGCTTTTGGATCGCCCTTCATACAGCCTTCCCATGTTTGAAATCCACCAGTTACTTCTTTCCCCCCAAGACCTAGATGCTCACCCAAATGTCCAAGCCTGTTGCTGTTGAACTTGAAATGACGGCGAGCTATTTTCAAAGTATCTACTGTTTGGTAGTGGCTAGGTGGGCCGAAGTTATGGAATACGAATCGTGCGTTGGCTTTCTTAATATCGAAAGCATCTGAGTTATGTCCGATAACTATGTCTGCTTCACTTAATAGTTCCCACAATTTGTGAACGACATGGAAATCATTTTCTGGTTCTGTCTCGTACAAATCAAAATCATCTAACGACACAACCTTCGTGGTCTTTTCTCCCTCCCATTTATAGGAGAAACAAATGATGTACCACTCGTTGACGTGTTGTATTACGTCTTGTTGCCATTGACCCCACACATAGCTGAGGTTCGGCGCTGTTTCTATATCGAAGAATAGAGTTTTAGCCATATCCCCTCTAGCTTGGGACTGTCAGGAGCCTTACTAAGAGGGTACCTTCCCACCATGATCCGTCATCGGATAGTCGGTCGGGTTGCATTGATATGCGTTCTATTGTGACGTTCTCTTCTCTGTCGCCTTCTTTGTAAGTAAGCGTTTGTCCTGTTTCCATACGGTTACGGAGTGTTGTGAACACATCTGTCGAGGAGAAGTATTTGGGAGCGCCGCTGTTTCGAGAGGTGAGTACTTGTCGTTGTAAAACGATAGGCAAAATGATTTCGTCTACACGAGCAGGTGTAGCGATGCAGGTGGTTAGCCAATCTTCAACGATTGGGGCTGACGTTGTGTCAGTGTGCCGCCCAATAGTTATAACAAATTTATAAGAAACAGATGACTCACTTACGAATGAGAAATTCTTAGCGACATTAGGGGTTAAAGACAGGCTAGAGGTTGCGTTGTTGTCGTTAGTTGCAGCAAATGAAAGCGACCCAAGTAATGTTGAGGTCGGATTACCACGGTATTCAAGAGATTCATCTCGATAATCAGTAGCCGCAGCGTTGTAGTCTGTGTCTCCGAAGGTGTATTGGGATCGGTCTTGTCGAACTGTGACGTTTCTAAGAAGTTTAGGAGCAACAGTTGACCACGAAACTTCCCCAATAGTCAAAGTACCAGTTGTTACCTTGACACCCGTTCCTGATTCTCCGTAACAGCCATTGCCTTTATCTGCAAAATAGGTTTTGCTTCCAACACGGGCTATTGATTGCACCGTAGATGCTGAACCTGCTACTGAAATAATGTCACTAGCCCATGCGGGGACCAAGGTTTCAGTGAACTTTGTGAGATCTGCACGGTATAGCTGCCCTGATGATCCACCCCACCAAACGAATTTAGAATCTACATCTAAGGAAAATGCTTCCCCACCGTCCTCTATTACAGGCCCAATCGTAACTGCGTTTGATCCTGTGTCGATTAAAGCAGTCCTTAAACCTACGGAAGTGGCGATAAGGAGTATGCCTCCGTATGATTTGATGTCGTTTATCTCTTCGCCTTGGGGTAATTCACCGCTAATGATGGGTGTCTGTAAAGTTCCGTCGGTTGTGCTGACATCTATGTGGTAAATAGTTCCAGTGTTATCTGTGTTCGCTGCTGCGTAAATACCTGACGGTCCACCGGTTACATCAACCCATGTTGTCCCAGCTAACGCAGGTGTGTAGTCAAGAGAGCTTCCTAGCTTTGCTCCGTTAGCTCCTATTTCAAATATGTTTGCACCTAAAGCACCGATAAGTCGGCCAGATGCTACTGAAATAATGTCTGCTGCTTGGGTACCAGATGAGGGCCATGCCCCGTCTATCGAACTTGTGTTGATTGTTGATCTTGCTATCGCTGCACCAGATCCAAATGCCAAATACACGTATGTGCCATCTGAATCAATGTCTGTGACGCTGTACCCTGCTCGTGCCGTGAAATCTGTCCACGTTGGTGAAGAACCTGTCGGGTCAGCGGTAAAGCAGACTGTTTCTGCATCAATAAAATACAGGTAAGTGCCGACACGCCGAACTTTTTGGTTCGTGCTAGCCGCACTTTTCTTTTGTTCTGTTATCGGTAATAAAGTTATTTGCCCTTTAGTCCACGGATCAATACCGCTAGAAGTATCGAAGCGCCGACGGTCAGAGTCATCCAAATCAAAATGCGTTTGACCAGCACCGTAACTCCAGTCAGTTTGTGAACGAGTCCACGCCCCGCTTGTATCTAAAGTGTTCTCGCCCGGTTCTTTACTATTGTCTCGCTGTTCTCTAAGCGCAGGCACAGTCGTTCGACCGTACTGTGTTGTATCAATTAAATACGACACTCCATCCAGTTCAACTGGAAGCGACTCAGAGTTAAATGCCATTAGTTCGCCGTAGCGTTACGTTGCCAGTTCGATGGGTACATAGCAGCTAATCGTGCTGCTTCAGAAGATAATCTTGCTTCTCTCCGCACCCGAAGATCCCGTAACGATGCAGAAATAGCACCGGGTGGTACTTCTTCAGCACGTCGAGGCATTCCTTGTGCGTCTAAAAACTCTCGACGTATCGGAGCAGTAGACATTAACGATAACGCTGCTCCTAAAGGCAGCAGATCATACGCTGTAGATTGCAAACCCGTAGCAGATTTGGCGTCGGTCGTCGCCGTAATGAGCGTAAGCGGAGACTTGTAACTTACTGTAACTTTCTTTCCCGGCCACCCCGGCCCATACAAAACTAGTGCTAGACCGCTCGCGAACGCTGAAGTATCCCGGTTTCTCTTCAATTTCCATGAGTTAATCTCTGGTTCACGAGCTTCTACAGGAATAGGGTCAGCATACGTTACAGAATAAATAGATTGGACATCTTCGCTCGTTAAACCAGCTAAGTTATAGCCATCTTGTGAGGCGTTGTAAGTAAAACTGGTCGTTTTCATTTGGAAAATGCCGTTATCAGGCGTTGATAGGTCCCTTAAATCGTCGTTTAACGCATCCATTATGCGGTATGACGGGAATTTAGGGGAGACACGGACGATGCTTCCTGCTGTGTGAGTGGCAGCAGTTGAACCACCGTATGCTCTGATAACGCTGACATCTGTACCAGATACACCGGTCACATACATCGCTTCTAAATCAACTTCTATTATAACTCCTGTCACAATGCCCGAGTTTGCGGCACCAGTGACAGATAATGTTGTGCCCGAAGCGTCAGCTTCAGACGCTAACTGAAGTAATTCTTCGACATAACCCGAGAGAATCATATCTCTCGTTTGGTCAATCCATCCTTGTGCAGTCATTAGCCACTCCCAAGAACGTCATTAAGGGCACGTTCTTTACGTTTCTTTTCTGACTTCGGCCCTTGGAGAAGCGTCCCTGCTTTAATTTCGTGTGTGGTAGAGGCTTCCCGTTCCATTTTGGCAGCGCCGTCAATGCCCTTCGGCTGAATACCTTCAGATCTGAGTCGTTTATAGGCAGCCATATCCCTTTCTTTTTCTCTTTCTTTAGTTTTACTCCCAGACCAATCAATCGCTTTTCCATCATGCATACCTCTTGTTGGTGTAGCTGAGGCAGAGATGTGTACTTCACCGAAGTATTTGCGGACAACTCCTTTGCAGGTATCGCAAACACCGTCATAGGTTTCATCGAAACCATGACGAATCTCGTGTGATAATCCACAATCGAGACAACGGTAAACATAAATTGGCATTATTCTGGTCCTACTCTGAAGGAATATCCGGCTGCAACTAACACTGTTTCTTCTGAATCTGTTAAATCTTTTGGACTTTCGTGCCCTCCATATATCCACCGTGTGACTGTTGCCCAGTCATGCGGTAGGAACGATTGCACGGTTGTCCCATTAATAATAAATATATTATCTCCTTTAGCTCTTGGCTGGAAGTGACGCATCAAAGCGTAAGCCGCTGGTGTCGTATCTTCTTTCAAGCCAATAGTAGGAGTGGTGTTTTCTGTAGGTATAACAACTAGACGGTAAACAGGGTCAGCCCCAAATTCTGAGCTAACTGCTGCTGCAATAGTTGAAGCCTCGAATGTAAAGTTGCCGCTCGGTGTTTCCGAAGGCATCGTTGCCGTAGCTGCAATGACTCCCGGTGTCGCATCAATAGTGATGTAGAGCGTGTGGCCGGGGAATGTCGCTGTAGTCGCCACCGTAGCCGGTGTAACAATCGCTGAGATTGTGGCACTAGGTAACGTAGCCGGGGCAGTAATGCCGCCGTGTACGGCGATTGAGTTAGCAGTAACGGAAGGTACAATTACTACCGGACAGGCGACTGTTGACGGAGTAACCGTTGCCGGGACCGACGGGCTAGCTGAGAACGTCGTCGTAACACCGATTGTGGCTGGCGTCGCAATGACCGCCACAGTATGACCAGTGTCAACAGGCTGAGAATAACTAACACCCGACTGGCTGTAATCCACCAAGATACGGTTGTCTGGTACCGAGGTGTCACGTTCGTTGTAATCGAACCCGGTCTTGTTGTAGTCATAACCTGAGCTATACGCTATGCCGCCGGGACGTTTAGGTGTATAGACATAAGCAAACGTGGGCGACAGATCCGCCGAACACCCAATAGTGCTGGCAGATACAGTCGCATCACGTTTCTGATAAGGAAAGCCGGACTCCGCATAAGCGATTCCGCTTTCGTTGTAATCGTAGCTGCCCGGATATTTCGGGGCGTAGTCGAACCCCGGCTCTTGATACTCAATCTCATCTTTGTTGTACGGATTGACAGCAGGGAGCGGCACCGAACAGCCTCATCTTTCTAACCGGTAACTGATGCCGTTTCGGGATCACCCACTTTTCTGGCTGCAACAGCCTTACCAATAGCTACAAGGGCCGCAACTCCGGCGACCTTCAATGAGTCCATCCAATCTGGACCCGGAACTGCCATAGCTGCAACCCACGCCTGAGCGAAGGTAGCGACGGCACGTTCTAAACTGTCTTTAATAAAACGCTGGTTGAACAACTTCTTGTCTCCGTATCTGCATAGCCGCCCAAGTCTTTGGACCAACTACGCCATCTGCAACAAGCCCTTTGGCTCGCTGCCATTGTTTTACTTTGGCGAGTGTACCACGCCCGAATATTCCGTCGGCTAAAGCTCCTACTACTCGTTGAACATGAACAACTGCTTGGCTGCGTGAGCCTTTGCGTAGCGTTCCGGGGAACGGAACAAGCCCGTCCTCTGGTTCCTTAGGTAAAGTCATTACAGGAGTGTCTGTGACCATGCGTCGTTGAATCATCCCTCGAAGCTCATTCATTGAGAACAAGGGATCAACTTTGCGTGAGGTCCATTCTTTGTGGCCTATCACAGCACAGGCAGGATTCCAGTTATGCCCGTCGCACAAAAAGGCGCACAACTCTACGAGTGCGTCCATTTGTGAACCGGGAATATCTTCCCCCAACCCGTCATTAATAAGAGAAATACCTATTAAACGAGAGTTAGCGCTAATCTTACCGGGGCCAGTAGCGTCACCGATAACAGGATTATTCTGCTGCATCCGTGTCAACACTGACTGTAAGCCACGGCCAGCGTGGTTAGCTTTCACGTTCTCGGCAGTCAACTTGACAATGGTGCCATCACGTTTTATGAGGTAGTTGTATAGAGGTCCGGGTACTTTGTTGACTCCTCGGACACACATTGCGACCACGTTGTCGGGATCTGCATTGCGGTTAGAGGCGGTGTGGTGGACGACTATGCCGAATGGTTTGAGTGGCCGTCCGGTGTTTGCTTTACCGGGTGCATCAACCAGTTTCATCTAATGTGTCCCAATCCAAAGTTTCTACACTCCAGCCCTGCGTCCATTTATCTGATTCAGCGTTATAAACAGGGGCTTCTCGAACCAACTTTTGATAAGTCAAGGGAGGCTTAGGGTTTTCGTCAGACGCATCTTCAGGATAAGTCACAACAGTTTCGGGACAATCATCAACTTCGACAGCACGCCACCCGGTTGGTAAAGGATCTCCTACATTCCAATCTGGATGAACAGCTTGAATATCCCCTGAATGTCGTGGGTAATTGCCATCTGTGTCCATGTAAACAATGTTCAACATCAGAAAGCGCCTAACGTGATTTCGCCTGTTTTAGCTGTTGTTGTCGCAGTTATATCTGTGAATTGATTCGGTTGAATAGTCCCCCAAGAAACACCGCTTGTAGAAGCCTTAGTCCAATCCGAAGTTGAGCTTGTAGCGTACGATGTATCTGACGTTAGAACCCACGTCGTATCTTCTGGATCAGTACCAGACCCAGTACCAAGAGTTGCAGTACCTGTCGTGGAACCATCTGTTTTAACTGCCATTACATAAGCACCAGTGTTTCCACCGCTGCCATCTACATAAGCACCAAACGCCATGTAAATTATTTCTTCAGTGGAATTTAAGCCTAGCTGTGTAGGAAAGATGTAGTTAGTGGATTGCGTAGTATCTGTTGCTTGTCGTAAATCGTAACAACGGTCAAGTGTGCCGCTGCTGTTGTACCTATAAAGAAGGTTTCCGTATCGGGTAGCAGAACCATCAATGTATTCATAGGTATGGGTTTGCCAAACATTGTCGTTTGAATCAATTATTGGTTTTGTGTGGTACCCCTGTGGGTTATTTTGACCATCTCTATATGTTTCTCGTGACCAAACAATATCGCCGCTAGACGTACCAAACTCATTAATTTTACATAAATGGGTTGAAGCATCACCACTGTTTTGGCATTGCAAGTAAAGGTAATCTCCTCTACCAGTTACATCAAATCTCCCATTAATAGTTCCTGTGCTCGGGTAGTAATTATGGTTATCTTCTGAGCCGTGACCGCTGCCATAACGTCTGTAAAGTTGACACCCGTTACTTCCATAGGAAGAAATTTGTGTCCCAAAATAAAAATCGTTGGCAGTAAAATTGTTAGTTGTATCACCAGTCTCTCTTAACCAAACCCCAGTCGGGTAACTATTTTGAAACCATCCCGGTGTATAGCTTTTAGCGTAACTAATTGCGTATTCGCTAGTGCTTTTTGCAAATAAAGTTTGAAACGTAGCGGTTTGATAACTTTGTTTATTTTCGTAAAGGTTAGATGAACCTGCGACAAAGTAGGAATCACTAGAAACAATAACACCTTGATCTGGAGCGCCGGTATAGTTGCTACTTGAATCAAAAGGCCATGTGTTGTAATACCACATAAAGCCACCGAAGGTATCGGTTTCTTCACTCAAATCCGATTTCATTGTGGCACACCATCGAGGTATTTCAGGGCTTACGTTTTGTACTTGTCCACCCCACCAAATTTGGTCAGTCGAACTTCCTGCTGTTCTGGTATTAAATAAATCTTGGCAATACCAGTTACCTTGTTCAGTGGCGCTAGTGTTAGAAACTCTGTCAATCGTGAAGTCAGAAAAAAGTGCATCAGTTTTAATGAACCAAGTTTCATAGCCACCTGTTGATTTAGTTGAATATCCAGCTAAATAAACATTGTCTGAACCATCAACTACTAAACCAGCGATAGTGCGACTATCAGCAGATCCTGATTCTGAAGTATTCGCATGTACTTCAGCAATAAATGTGTCAGACGAACCAGAACCTGCGCCGAACAATGCTACTTTGAAAGCTCCTAACGGCATTAGCTATCTCCAAATCCCGGCAAAACTTTATCCGCTGGATTATCCCAATCTTCAGTAACTTCAATCCACTCAATAACCCATTTGCCATCTTTTAACAAAGGTTCGGACGGATTGTAATGAGTCCACGTATCATCTTCGTGAATTACAAAATCCGGTTGTGGAGTTTCGTGAACAATAGCCCAACCATCCTCTACCAAAACAGGAGGTAACACTTCTTGGTTAAAGTTTGGGTACCCCCGCCTGCGTATTTCTGCTGGACCATAAAACTTTCCTTCAGGGGAACGGTAAATCATATTGATTGTCCTCTGAATGTGTTGCCAGTAGTGTCTCCATCCCAGTTCACAACGGTAGAAGAACTGTTGCTTGTATTTCGGGTCAATGCGTTAGACGCTGCGACATAGGTCGAGTCAGTACTCAAAGAAGCTGTGCTAAAAGAAGCAGTCCATGTTCCTGATCCCATGCCAGTCCAAAAGTTAGTTGTTTCCCATTTCATTGAAAAACTATTGGTATCAGTCCAAGACGTAGCGCTATCCCAATCATCGCCACCATCAGTAGGTATACGAATTATGCCAGAACGGTAATGATTCCCTGTGCTAGAAAATCGGAAGTTTGCTATTGGAACATCTGAGTCATCAACCTTGACGCCACCCCATTCAGAGTAGCCATTAGTACTTGGGCTACCAGAAGTAAAATCTATACCGTTAAAAGCGATACTTCGTTCCCAAAGTTTTGTACCTGAATCATCTATTTTTACAACAACTAAAGCAGAGCGATCATAACCGGCGGTATGGGAAACATTCATAAGCAAGTAATGGTTGTTTGAGCTATCAGATATAGCTGTGTGTCTGCCACCACCAAATGTTTGCCAAGGCCCAGTGTTATAAATACCGATGGTATCTTCATAAGCAGAATCAAAGGTGTTGCCTGTGCCTTTTCCATCTAGTTCATGGACAAAGAAACAGGTTCCATAGGTACTGTTAGTGCCAGCAGCATTATCGTCTGTTTGATAAACATAGAAATGATCTGTGGTACCAGTTTTATTTGAAGTGTTGTAAATGTACTGGTTCCCATGCATCGGCCCATATATGTGTTTGGGATAGGACGATATAGCCGAACCGCTTGTTCGATCTAATTTGGCTATTAACCCCGAAGAATAGGTCATAATGCCATCGATATACCCCCACCCATAAACCATGTCGTCATGCATACTCATGCCGTAAGGGACAACATGACAGTAGCTTCTACCAGCAAAGTTTTCAGACTTAATAGTCCCATCATCTTTGTTCCCCCACCAATAAAGAGCCGAATAATACCCAGCCCCTACACTTTGAGACATCCATTTAGTGCTATTACCGACAGTCATAACTTCCCAGTCGCTACTGTCGCCATTAATAGAAATGATGCCTTCCGCTGCTGTCGAGTTGCCATATAGATGATCTGAATACCCAGTACCTGCTGAGGTCATATAAATATAGTCAGACTCAAAGTTGGTGCTGTAATCGTCGTTGTCACCCTTCATGTAACCCAGAGTCGAATAGCCGCTATTCACACCGCCGGGTGTACCATAGAATCCCATTATCGGTGGTTGACCCGGAGTATCAGCAAAACCGTTCATCCCCATGTAGGGGGTAGCAGCGTTACTGTATTTTATGTATTTAGCAGTAGTGAAATTAGTTGAATCTGCTGTAGGTGCTGTTTTGTAATTAGACAAAACACCATACTCCATATATTCGGTAGAGTAAGTGCTAGCACCTGTTCGCGCACCACGAGAACAGTGGTATATTTTTTCATTCGTAGTATCTATACCGATACCAGAATCTAAATAGGTACTGTTGTTACCCCATCCGTCGCCATCGACGCACATGAGGTAAAAATCGCCTTCACCCCCGGCACCAGAACCTAACAGGGCAACTTTGAATGCGCCTAGAGGCATTATTAATCCTTACTGGAAGTCTTGACCAGCTACAAACCCATACCAAGTAGGAGTCGCACCACCATCAAACGTGACGAAACAAA